GAGCACATCAAGGAGGCCTTAAAGCGCGAAAATGATGAAAAACAGGGTGATTAAGAAGGTTGAAAAGCGCTTAATTGTCGAAAAAGTGTGCGAATTGCAGCACAAAATCGATGAATATGAGCGTTTTCTTGGCGATTTGCTCATAATGTTGGCCAAGCGGCAGCCACAGGCGGTCCTCCAGCACGATGCTGGCGATTTTTCGAACTGGATCTGGGACGAGACCAGAAAACTCATAAAGGAGAATGCTGAGCTACGAGAAAAAGCTGGAATCGGCGCTGAATCTGCTCCGGAGCATCCCGCAGGACGGGCCGATTGAGCTCTGCTACAGCGGAGGGAAGGACTCTGACGTCATCCTGGAGCTCGCGAAGATGTCCGGTGTGCCGGTGGTGCCGATCTACAAGCAGACGACGATCGATCCGCCCGGAACGACGGCCCACGTGAAGGCCATGGGCGTCGAGGTCCGGAGGCCGAAGGAGACTTTCTTCCAGCTGATCGAGCGGAAGGGCAATCCGTCCCGGTTCAAGCGGTTCTGCTGCGAGGCCTTGAAGGAGTACAAGATCTACGACAGGGCCGTAGTCGGAATCCGGAGGAGCGAGAGCACGAAGAGGGCCCAGCGGTACAAGGAGCCGGAGCAGTGCAGGGTGTATCCCAGGAACGGAGGGAAGGCCCGTCAGTACTACCCGATCCTGGAGTGGACCGATGAAGATGTAGATAGGTTCATAAAAGATAGGAACCTCAAATGTGCACCTGTCTACTACGACGAGGAAGGGCGGTTCCACGTCGAGAGGCGCCTGGGTTGCATCGGCTGTCCGTTGCAGGCGGATAACGGCATGGCCGACTACAAGCGCTATCCTAAGTTCCTGGCGGCCCAGATAAGGGCGTACCAGAGGTATTTGGACAAGCATCGGAAGTCGAATTGGTACAAGAAGATCGACGGAAACGCATACAACGCGTTCTTCTACTACCTGTTCTGCAAGGATGACTTGGAGTACTGGATGCTGACCGGAGAGGGACAGCTTTTCCCGGAGCAGAAAGTGGACCCTAAGGCCTATCTGGAGCAGTATTTCGGTATAAAATTTGAAGCATAATTACTACCTAATTTCAATGTTATGGAAGATCAAAGGAACATTCACTACCGGATGGGTGGAAAGCTGACCCATTGCGGTGTCGAGGTTCTTCCCGGCGGGAAGGACATCGAGAGAATTATCATTGCTCGTATCGAGTACAAGGAGAGCGAAATGATCAATGGCAGGAAGGAAGAGGGCGTCTGGGTCGCGCACTTCGCGCCGAATCCCTACACGACACTCCCTCTCATCCTCAACGCCACGAATCGCAAGCGTCTCTACAAGATGTACCCCGACTGCGACGGCTACCTGGCCCGTCTCGAGAACGTGGCCGTGCGTCTGACGAAGGAGAAGACGCGTGACGTGCAGGACGGCGGTGAGACATGGGGCCTCCGCATCAGCAAGATGCCTCCTGCTCCGGAATCCGCGCAGGCGCCGAAGGCGGCACCGGCGAAGAAGGTCATCCAGGAGGACCAGGTGAAGGTCATCGTGGAGTGGGCGCTTCAGAAGGGGCTGACCATCGACCAGGTGGCCCAGAGCTATGACTTCGCCTCGGACGCTGTCCGGAAGGCGATTGAAGGCGGAATCGAAGACTTACCTTAACAGCATAAGCAATGAATAAAGAAGAAAGATGGCTCCAGCAGCGTCTGGGGCTGATCACGGCCAGCGAGCTTGGCCAGATCACGAGTGCGAGCGGAAAGATCATTGACGGCAACCTGTCGTACATCCGCTCGAAGCGTTGGGAGCGCAGACACGGCTTCACGCATCCCATTTCCTCGAGGCCGATGGAGATCGGCAACGAACAGGAGCCGTACATCGCGGAATGGTGCCGAGCGAACCTCGGCATGGGGGAGATCGTCTACTCGAAGGAGCTCCCGGAGATCCCGTTCTGGATTTCCGAAGAATGCCCTCTCGGAGCCTCCCCGGACGCCTACACCCCGGACGAGAGCACAGTGATCGAGTTTAAAACGCTCGTCGGCGCCACTGCGATCGAGTTCTTCGGCGATGAGGACACGTCCTACGAGGAGAAGAAGATCGCGGTCTGGAAGGACCACGGCGACCAGCTCCTGGGGCAGTTCCTCTCGAACAAGAAGGTCCGCGAGATCATCCTCGTGAAGTACATCTACCAGGACGACGACATCATGAAGGACACGGACTCTCCGAACGCTCCCTGGCGCGGCATCGTGTTCCGGTTCGCCCGGGCCGACTACGCCGCCTCCATCGAGGAGATGCGGAACCGGATTGTCCTCTTCGACGCGATGATCGACTCCCACGTGAACCCTTCCGAGTTCAAGAAGGGCGAGTGGAAGGTCCAGGATGGAAAGCTCATCAAAGCGTAATGAGCTCCAACGGATTCATGAATGTGGACGGGTGCGTCGTCAGAGACGAGTCTGGCGTCGCACTCGCCATATTGCATGATGTCGGAGGAATCGTTTTCGTAAAGAAGACAACAGCCTGCTCGATAGGCACATACCTTTATCTTGTGTCTCTCCTGCGGGAATTTGGATTTGAGGTGAGATGAGTGGTCTGCTTACAAGAACGACGGCGCCAGCTGCCATCCGGCTCATGCAGGCGTGTTTCCGGCACGGGGTGCTGGACGCGTACGAGCTAGGGAATGACACGGATGCGAAGGACTTCTATAACGAGAAGTCCGAGGACTGGACATTCGGGACGTTGCAGTATCCGGAGGGTACTGACTGGAAGGCCTTCCGATCCCAGCTGTACTGGTGGGCCCGCGAAAGCCACATGAAGACGCTTGCCGAGAGCTACATCTTCCGAATCCGGAACATGAACTACACCTGGTGCATCCTTCCATACTGCATGAGGTTCTATCTGATGGGGATCAAGGAGTGGCTTGACTATCCGAACCCTGGCCGGGTCGCGATTTTCAAACAGTCCGGCAACATCCATTGGAACCCGACGATGCCGATCAAGAGCATAACCCGTACGGACATCATATCGTACCTGCACACTTTCGAGTTCGAGTTCCGGCGCCTGGAGGAAGGCACGCTAGGCGTGTCCGCCGCGTCTATGTCGAGTTTTATCAGCGCACTGTTTGATTTGAGTCGAAAATATGTCACAGGGAAGGAGGAAGAAGATATTTAAGCCAGCACACGAGCTGCCTGGCCCGTTCTGGCTGAATTTCATCCTCCTGCCTTACGGAGAGTTCTACCAGAAGACGAAGGTGTTCCTGTCGGCTGTGAAGGGCGACACGCTCCGATTCTTCAACGGCCCGGACGTGACGATCGACAGGGTGATGCTGATCGATTGTGACGCCGTATGCGATTTCCTCAGCAGGATGCGGTACGGAATCACATGGGACAAGGCCATGCAGGTATGGCTCAGATATGCAAGGATGGAGGGGCATGACAAGGACGTTCTCAGCACAAAGAAGTGCATTCTCGTAGTATATGAAGAGAATTAACTGCAAATACGCGGAGTTTCTGATAGCTCCGTCGAACGCCATACAGGACACTGAGGTCGTGACGAACGACGGAGTGGAATGTCGGCTGAAGTACATTTCTACATGCAACAACAAGGACGGCGAATATGACGGCCTTCTCGATGACGCATGCCAGAGGTACTACGGCTGCTCTTTTTCTACTATCCGGTCGATCTGGATAGGTAGGCTCGGGATCGTTGATGACTATTGGAACGTAGTAAAGATGGAGAAGATATGAAATTCGACGATCTGAGGGAATACCAGAGGGATATCATCACGGAATCCAGGCATGCCCTGGCGAGGCATAAGCACATCATCGTCCAAAGCCCTACCGGGAGCGGGAAGGGCGTTCTCATCGGCTCCATGGCCAGCATGAGCAGGTACAAGGTCTTGATCCTGGCTCACAGCGAGGAGATTCTGAAGCAGGACGCCGGTCATGCCCGGAAGTGGGGCATCGACGCGACGGAAGTGTACGCCAGGACCCGCAAGATCCCGGCGTCCAAGGGCTGTGTCATGATGGCGCAGACCCTCCGCCAGAGGCTGAAGAAGGACGATTGGGCGAACTGGTTCGATGGCTTTGGATTTATCATCATCGACGAGTGCCACAGGGCCGAGTTCGACTTCGTTTTCAGCAAACCTGGGATCGAGAACAACTTCGTCGTAGGCCTTTCGGCGTCTCCGGCCAGATATGGCGGAATGAGGCAGCTCGGGCTCGACTACGGGGCCGTCGTTGTCGGTCCGCAAGTCGCAGACCTAATCCGGGACCATTTCCTGTGCCGGTGCAAGCTGTACTCGCTGGACGCCCCTGTCCTTGACGGGGTCGAGTGGTCGTATCAGCGAGGGGACTACAATCTGACGCAGATGTCCGACAAGTTCAAGTCCAGGGCCCGGTACGTGGGCGCCGTGGAGAACTATCAGCGGATTTGCATGGGTGCGAAGTGTCTCATCTTCTGCTGCAGTTCCGAGCAGACTATCGGAATCACGAGGGCGTTCATGGACGCCGGGATCGACGCTAGATACTGCCTGTCCGGCGACTTCGACGAGGACGAGGAGCTGAGCGGAGACCGGAAGGAGGTCGTCGAGGCCTTCGCGCGTGGTGACTTCCCTGTCCTGGTGAACTTCGGCCTGTTTACGACCGGCATCGACATCCCGGACATAAAGGTCGTGATGCTCATGTTCTCGACGACGTCCCTCGTCAAGTACCTGCAGTGCCTTGGCCGGGCCAGCCGGATTGCCCCGGGGAAGGACGACGAGTTCCTGTGTCTGGACTTCGGCAGGAACTACGAGAGGCTTGGCCGGTACGAGGATAACCGTCAGTGGAGCGTGTGGCACAACACGAGCTCCGGCGGTGGAATCCCTCCGACGAAGGAGTGCAAGGGATGCGGTCGGCTGGTCCCGGTCTCGTGGAAGGACTGCCAGTTCTGCGGATACCATTTCCCGACCCAGCAGGATATCTACCAGGCTGAGCTGCAGGAGATCGTCCGGAAGGACGAAGGCGGCCAGACGCTTGAGCAGTACGTGGCGGAGAAGAAGCTGATGGGCTGGAAGAACGACTGGATCTTGCGTGACGTATGCCAGAAGAACCCAGACGACCCGAAGGGCGCGTTCATGAGGGCTATCGAAGTCCTTCGTACTGCGCATGGAGAGAGCATAAGTCCGAAATACTGGCACTTCTTCAAGGAGAACAAGTTAGGGAGGAAAAGGAGTGTCGATAGTGGCGGGAAAAAGCTGTTTTGATTGTTGGAAGATTTTCTGTAACTTTGTAGAAACCAAAACCGCGCGATATTATGGCTAAGAAGAAAGTTGTTGATCTTTACAGCGTCGACATCCACCCGGACGCCGGGATGAAGGTCTCGCTGTACGTT